CATTTAAAACTAATGTTCAAGACCTATCAAATGCAATGGGTCAACTGATGGCACAGGCAGGTCGCCGTGCAGGTAAACGTCGTAATCGCTGATCATGTCTAAAAAAGAAAAACAAGACGATAAACAAAAAAAGTGGATTCAATCTACTGATATGAAAGAAGGTGCATTTACTGCCAAAGCTCGGCGTAAAGGAATTACCTCAGCTCAACTCCAAGAAAATGTGTTGAGTAATCCAGACAAGTACGATGAGACCACGCAGAAACAAGCCAACCTACGCAAGACCTTAGTAGGATTACACCACAAGAAAAAAGCTGGAAAAGCTGAGGATTGATGGCACAAGACGCACGCCTTGACCTTGGTCGCTACGTATCAAATCCTTTCAACAGGCAAGGTCAAGTAAGTAAGAAACTTGACTTTCATGAACTGTTTGCGTCTAAACCTTCAACAGGTGAATATCCCTGGAACCCATCAAGATTTAGTGAACGGGATTTAATGAAACGAATGATGACTCGTAAAGAGACATTGAATCCAGATTTAAATTTTGTTGGCAACGCACCGTTTTTTGATGGTAATGAAAATGGTGTAACACCTGAGTACGAACTATTTGCTGGTCTTGGTCGTTTCAACAGACCAGAAGATTACGACTTTGATGAAGGTCGTGGTAAAACTACGCAACGCCCTCAAGAACAACCTGATTTTAATCCTCAGTGGATGGAAGCATACAAACTCAGTCCTACAGTAAATCCAAGCAAGATGGCTAAAAACCCCATGCCACGTGTTAGAAATCCTGATCCCCAAGGATTTCTTATGGCAATGGCTGAAAAACGTGCTGAGAATGAAGTGGAAGATAAGCCTTCAATTTCTCAATTGCTTGATCGTCAAGGAGTTATTAAAGCACAACAGAAAGAAGTAGAAGACAAACAGGGAGAAACAACTGCCAATGACAATGAAGTAGAAACAAACGTATCTCCGGGTAAAACCGTAACTTAGGTACGGATAAAATAAATACATAAGAGGTCGCCATGTTAGCCAAAGCCGCACAGTTCTTAGCTCAAAAATTAACAGGGAAACTTTCGCAAGAAGCTGCTATGGCAGCACTTCCCGGCGCAGCTATGAACGCAGGGTTTGGCATGTTAATCAATGGTCCCAAGGCGGCTGTTGGTTATGGTGCTGGGGATTTTCTTTTGAACTATCCTGTCGTTGCACTAGCACGTAAGTTTGCCCCTGGGACGATGGAAACCGTTATTAAGGACGGTGTTTCTTCAACACGCTACGCTCCCTCACGTATTGAACAAGCTGCGAACTTTGGAGCGTCTTTGGCATCTAACCCCCTTACTGATTTGGTGACCGGGGGTGCGTTGTATCAACCACAAACAGTTCCACAAGTGCCTACGCAACAAGAACAAATTCAACAACAAACACTTCAACGTAATGTAATAAATAAAAGCCAAGGGATTCCCGTATCCCCTGGAACAATGAGCCAACTTGATCAGTTTCATTATCCAGGTGTAACGCTTCCGCCTGAAGTACTTGAACTGTTAGAAAAAGCATAATGGCTAATTCTTTAAACATTAAAGGGCCAGTACAAGGTTTTCAACTTGGTCAAACTGCAATGAAAGCGGCGGCAGAAAGCCGTGGTCGTGGTGTTGCAAGTATTCGGGATAAAGAATTTAGACAGCGCGTTGCAGATACAGGTATCACACTTAAAGAGACACCAATGGCATTTTTGGGTGCGTACACTGCACGTGCCTTAGGTGATGTGGTTGCAGACGATACTAGAAATTTGTGGTGGCAAATAAACCATCCAATTGCAATTGCTGATAAAGCCGCAAGACTTGTTATTGACCCACAAGGAAACTTGCCGCGTTATGCATCGTCTGCAATCATAGCTCCGGCTATTCAATCAGCTGTTGCGTTAAGCGGTGCTTATGATCCTACAAATGTTGAAGAATTAGGTAGGCCAAAAGGATACAAACAAAACGTACCAGACCCCAATGATTTTACTAAAACACTAGATCCTGCAACTGAAATTTTTGAGCGTTTCATGCAGGGACGCCAGGGACGCCCACTAAAATATTCAGATGCCAAGGCAGAAATCCCATCTTTAACTCAAGGACGTTATACAAACTACATGCAGTTTCTTTATAACGAACCAGCAGTTCTTGGATCTTTTAAAGCAACTTCTGAGAATCTACAAGGAGTACCAGAGGCTAGGGTGTTTGGTTATCCAGTGAGTATTCCTTCTGTTACTGCATTAGCCGGTGGTGTACTTGGTGCCAGGGCAGGACTTGCTTCAGCAGCTAAAGAAACTGTCGTTCAGCCTAGCCTTTTCCCTCAAGAAGCTCCTGATGTTGTTATCAGTAAGAATCGGCCTAAGTACCAAAGCTTGCGTGGTGTTGTTGGTGGACTAGCCGGTAGTGCAGCTGGAGCTATTGCTGGGGTACTTGCAAACCAAGCCCTGGCAGCCAAGCAGCTTGATTCTCAGCTACCAATGCGTTAAGGAAAAGTGCTGATAGAATTTAACTACAGAAATAAAAGTATCGTTCCATAATGACACCAGAGGAACTATTACGGGCAGGCATTGATCCATCAGCCTATTATCCTGATTGGAATTCAACCGCTAATCTAGCTAGTGAAGCGCGTGCAGGCAATGTCCCGGCTGAGATGCTAGGTAAGACCAGGGCAACCACAATAAAACCCGGAACAACAGGTGTAAACCCACAAGGTTTAGAAGCCTTAAAACAAAAAACAGCAGGCTATCTTCAGCAAGGTGGTCAAATGTTCGGTAATATGCAAGCAGAACTAGAAAAACCCGGCGGCGCTTTAAGAAATGTAAAAGGTGATTACCGAGGTGCAGGCGGCGGCAAGTCTGGCGCCTTGTTAAGTGGTGTTAGCACCTTGTTATCCGGTGATCCCCTGGGTGCAGCAATTAGTACACCTATCGGTGTTGGTGCTGGCATGGCTGCAAATGCTGCAGTAAATGTGTTAACGCAAGGGATGATGGCTGGTCCTCCGCCCATGAAACTAGCAGGCATGGGATTACGGTTCCTTGCTCCAGCCCTTATCGGCGGCGGTGTTCAACAGGGCGTTGCAGGACTTGTGGGTGGCGGTAAGAAAGCAGCAGAAGAAGCAGCTAGTTCTGTCAGTGGTCCTGACATTTCAATCCTTGGTATCCCACTGACCGAAGCAGCTCGTATCAAGCAAACCCGAGAACGGGACCTTGCTTTCCAACAACAATCAATGAATGCGTTGGGTACTACTCAACTTGGTCTTGATCGTCAAACATTGCAGATGAATCGTGAAGACGAAGTGCTTCGCAACAAAGCAATGCTTCCCATGATGGAGCGTATCCAACGTAACAACTTGGTTAACGCTCAGGCCATGCTTGCTAGCCAGACAGCTTCTTATCAAGCTCTTGGGCGTCAAGCTGGTATGTTTAAGTTAGCGCAAGGCGCACAAGCTGAGTCCGGTGCAACTCTACGTACTGCTATCAGTCAGAACCCTTACATGGGCGCAACACTCTCAGCTCCTTCCATTAGCTTTGGTTGATCATGGCACCTGTAAAACCTCAAGTTTCACCTAATATTATTGATGCAGGCGCAAAGCTGGGTTTTTGGTCAAGCCCAGCATTGAACAATATTTCAGCAGGTACTGGGTTTAGTCAACCAGCAGGATCAAATACAGGAAGTTCTTTAGCTAATAAAATTCAAGAACTTAAAAATGCAGGTTTAAATCCAGCAGATTTTAAAGACATGCTTACTTTAAGTTCATTGTCACCACAGCAAAATTGGGAAGACACTAAAAAACAACTAGATTACAACGCACAATTAAAAAGAGACGAAGCTGATTACAGGCAAAAACTAGGTGAAGAAAGTACTAAAAAAGCATTGTTGTATTCTGCCTTGGGCAACCTAGGAAATCAAATTGCAACTGGCATTGGCGGTACACCAGAACAGTGGAGGCAAATGTATAACATTCCCGCTGTATATAGCGACACGTTACGCGCTTTTCCCAAGGCAGAAATTACTCCCTCAGCCACCTCTGCCATTGGGCAGAGAACTTACTTTGGGTAATAGGTGACTTACAATAACAACAGAAAGTAATGGCTTTTAGTTACTACGATTACAAGCCAAGTGGCGACCTAGGAACATCAGGAGGGAAAATGGATCCAACTGGATTAATTGGCGCTGGCATTGGTGCTATTGGCGGAATTATTTCTGGTATTGGTGCCAATCGTACTAACGCTTCTATTGCTGAAGCACAAGCCAAGGCTCAATCGTTTGCTGCACAGCAAGCATTTGAAGTCAACCGGATGGGTCTTTATGGCAACCTCGGTAGCCAGTTAAACAGCCAAATTTGGGGTAACGTCCTGGCCCCTGCCCTAGACTTATCAAATCAACTTGGAGCTAAACGCACCGAACTTGCGGAGTTACTGCCCAAGGAAGAAGGTCGTCAACGGGAAAATATGCGGTGGGAAACAGATTTTAAAAGTAGTCCTGCATTTAGAAACTTTAGTCAGCAACAAGCAATTTCAAATTTAAAAACTAATCCCGATATTATTAAAGATAAAGCAGCTAAAACAGGTATGTTTGGGCCTATTGCCCAGGCACCCCTTGGCTCATTCATGGTGACTTAATTATGGGCGGCAAAAAAGTAAATTACACTCCACCCCCTGTTCAAAAGGACGACTCTTTTGAGAAGTACTTAAAGTATCAACAGGATAGAGAAACTGCTGCGGAACAACGGGTTGCAGCTGAAAAGGCTGAGCAAAAAGCTGCAGATGATGCACGTAAAGCTTCAGGTGCTGCAGGGTATGGTGGCTTGCGTACTGGAGTTGAGAATCAACTTCGGCAAGGTTTAATTGGTTACGAGGATGCCACGCGGCAGTTGCGTGACTATGCAACCAGATACGACATGACGCCTCCTGAGGAGGACGTCACTAACCTTACCAACGTCTACACCAAAGAACTTCTCCCTGGCCGTCGCAAGACTGGTATAGGCGCTGCATACGAAGAGATCCTTGGTCGTCCAGCTAGCGAAGAAGAACAGACAAAAGCACAAGAACGTTTTAACCAAGGTTATTACGCTTCTAACGAAGACCTGCGTAATTCTCTTTACAAGAGTACGGAGTATACAGATAAGTACAACAAGAGCTATCTGGATAACTACTATGACACAATGTTTGGTCAACAAACAAAAGACGAAGCTGGTAAACGAACAGGACAACGTACGTTTAAATTCTCCTCTAATCTTCTGCCACAAATGGCAGAAGGAACCAAAGGTCGTTCTGGTGTAATCACACCACAATTTGGTGACTTTACTGGAACTCCTTCTGAAATTGAAGAGCAGCAACAGAATGTTCGAGACACTCGCCAGTATTTGTATAGCGCTGGTCTTACTAATCTCCAAGGAGAGATTGATAAAGAAACCCAAAAATTAAAAAATGAGGGTCAAAAAGAATTAGCCAAGGTTACTTCCCAAGGGGCAATCTATAATAGTTTGGTTGGCAGTTTTAATTTTTAAAATTAAAGATTGCTATAATTACCTCAGGTACATTAACTTGTCATGACTGATACCGCTCCCAACGACGACTATTTTGATATCAATAAGTTTGAGCAACTGCTCCAACGACTTGAAGGTGCTAAAGGTCGTCAGCAACGTCAAAAATCTTTAGAAGGTCGTCGCGACATCTATTCGCAGGGTCTTGCCAGCATGATGAGCAACTTCTGATAAGAGGATGAGATGACTCAAGCGAATCCTAACGACGATTATTTTGATATTAATAAGTTCCAGGAACTCCTCAATCGTCTTGAAGGTTCCAAGGGTCGTCAGCAACGTCAGAAATCTCTGGAAGGTCGCCGCGACATTTACGCACAAGGCCTTGCTGGTATGATGAACAACTTCTAATTTTTTCTTGTAGAGTGCATAAGACATGACCAGCAGTTTTGCCGATCCATCAGTACCCGCCGGTCAATCTGGTGCTGATGACTGGTTTGATCTAGATAAATATCGTCAAGCTGCTGGCGTTGCTTACGAATTTTCCAAGAAAAAAATGGAGGAAGCTGGTGCACAAGAACGCGAAACCATTGGTAAGGGAGCAGAAGAATCCCGAACTTCTACTGAACAGCAAGACACCTTCAAGCGTAAAGACGAAGAGCGAGATTACGGCCAGGCCCAACGAGCTTATCGATATTGAGGTATTTGATACTTGGGTTGATAATCTTGATGCTTCAACCCAAGAATCATTCTGTTCTTTTTCCTCTGAGAATTACTCAGTAATTGAAATATTTCTGTACGCCAGATTCCTTGGCTACAGGGGCAGTATCACTGCGTGTGATCTTTGGGTAAAAGACAACCATAAAAAACCTGATCATCGCAAAACTCTCTTGTACGAGATTGATGAGATGCAGGAAGATATTCGTAAGTTACGGGACGATATAGAAGAAGCTAAGGTTAAACGCGATGCAGGGGTTGCGCGTATTGCTTCAATGCAAAAAGAATTACGCGGTACCATTGCGCAGGTTGAACAATTTACTTCAACTAAAGACCGCAAAGGTTTATTAATGGCTGGTGCCGATAGGGCAATACGTGAGTTGATGTTTATTTTTAAAGATGATCCAATTGAAGGCCCCCTGGAAGAAGCATCAATGAGTGTATGGGCACGCATGCAGCTAGAAGAGTAGTTAGTTTAAAATATTTAGTAAAGCCATTAGTGTTTAAAGATGGGCGCTAGAGCAGGAATGAATACACCGTTAGCTGGTCAGGCAGCAGCCCGACAACAACGCGGTCCTTACAACAGGTTTGGACGCTTTGTTGACAGGGGCGTGACCCCACCAGAACGACCTTTAGACGGCTCTAATGCGGCTCAAATAAACGCTACAGGGACTCGCTAACAATGACTAAAGGTAAAATGCCACCTCAGTTTCTTGAGTATCTCAAGAAGAAAGAAGCCAAGAAAGAAGATGGCTCGGAGATGAGTGATAAAGAAAAACGTAAAGCTGCTTTAGATAAAGCACGTAAATACCAAGAACAAAAGCGTAAGGGCAAAGAAAAGAAGTAGGATATTATTCAGTAATAGTCTGAATAACATCCGTGCCTTCTTATCAGCACCTTGCTTATCGTCGTAATGCGCGTGCGGCGTCTAAGAACTTCAAGGTCAAGGCACCCAGCAATACACATCTTCTGGAACGCGCCAGGGAAGATTTTGGGTACTTTTGCGAGTATGTAGCTGACAAGCCTCCAGCTCAACACCATCAAAATTGGCATCGTCATTTTGTTACCAACGAAGACAGTAATTGCCTAATTAAAATTGCTGGCCCCAACGTAGATCTATTAGCCCCCCGTGGTTCAGCAAAAAGTACGGTCCTTGGTCTTTTAACAGCGTGGGCCATTGGTATTCACACAGAAGCCAAGCTTCCGCTTCAGGTTCTTTACTTGTCATATACGGTTGATATTGCCCGTTCCAAGTCAGCAACCATCAAACGTATTATTGAAAGCAAACGATATCAAGAAGTTTTTCCAACAGTACGTCTTCTTAAAAACGTCACCAGTAATGAGTACTGGTCCATTGACCATAAGTTTGCTGGTATTGACGTAACCGGTGATGAGCAATTTACGCTTTGCGCGGCTGGCCTAAAGGGCTCAGTGACTTCCAAGCGTTCTCACCTGGTAATGATTGATGACGCTATTAAATCTGCCGCTGATATTGCAAACCCTGACATCAGGAAAATGATGCAGGACAATTGGAATGCGGTTATTGCACCAACGATGTTTGAAGGTGCACGAGCAATCTGCCTTGGTACCCGCTTTAGGCATGATGACATTCACGCTACAACGTTTAACGAGCAAAACAATTGGATCCAAATTGTTCTTTCAGCAATTCAAAATAACCCCAAGACAGGAGACGAAGAATCTTACTGGCCTGATATGTGGTCATTGGATTATTTAAAAGAAAAAAAACGACAAGCACCTATTGCTTTTTCGTTTCAGTACATGAATCAAATTGTCAGGCAAAATGAACTTTCCCTGGCGCCAGAACTTATTGTTAAAGCAGAAATTTCAACAGAGTTTGATGCCTTGGGTATTGGTGTTGACTTGTCTGCAGGTATTAAAGAAAAGAATGACTACACGGTAATGATACTTGGCGGTCGCATTGGTGATCGTATTCACATCATTGATTACAGGCGGATCAGGGTTATGGGCAACTTGGAAAAACTCGATGCAATGAAAGAATTGCTTAATGATTGGTCTATCCTTGGTTGCGATGAAGGCGGTAATTATTTTCCTACCTATTCCACGTGTGATATTTGGTCAGAAGCTGTGCAGTACCAAGCATCTTTAGAAGCAGACTTCAAGCGTGTTTGTCTTAATAATGAAGGTCTCTACAACTTGATTTGGCACCCCGTCAAAGGGTTCCGTGCAGACAAGCTGGCACGGTTCCGGGGAATCATGGGTATGTTTGAAGATCGAAAGATCATCTTTAACCGTTTCAGAAACTTCACAAATCTCTTCGAGGAACTCACGAATTTCGGCGTAAGTGGTCATGATGACTGTGTGGACGCGTTGGTTTGGTTGGTTACTGGCTTAGCAAGAAAGGGTAATCTTCATCTTGATTACTAGGTTTAAAATTAGAAGAAAGCTTTAATATTTGTGGGACCAGAGTATCTAACCATTGCAATTACCGCAGTTGTTTCAGCTGTCACGGGAGGTTCCTGGGTGGCAAACAAAATTTTAAGCCGGACGCATGAACGGCTACAAACTCTTAACGCATCGTTACGTTCGCAAGAGAATCGAGTGGACTCCCTGGAACAACAGATAAATCGAATGCCTTTAGAGTATGTTTTAAAAGTTGACTTTCTTAGAGAGATTCAAAACATGCATGATAATTTTCAGCAGATCAACAATAAGCTTGATAAGCTTATGGAAAAGCTTTTGGCCAAATGAGTAACTACATTTTAGAAGTTCAAGAGGACGAGAACGGAGATCAATATATAATTCTTCCAGATGAAGTAATTGAAGACTTGGGTTGGCAAGAAGGAGACGTGTTGAATTGGGACGTGAAAGGGGAAGGAATTGTTTTGACTAAAGTCAACGATCCAGCTGGGTATGTGGTATTAGAGGAGTAAAATAAACAGATAAGGAACGAGTTAAAAATGGCTGGTTTTTACGGTGGCTATCTTGGTAATGAAGGAGCAATGAACCCTGGTAGCGCTGCTCCTCAGGCTTTTGGCTTACCTCAACCGGGATCTATGGTTGCTGGCACCCCTAGTTTTAATATCAATCAATCTGCTGGGCCGTTAGGTCAGCGCCCAGGGGAACAGCTAAAGCGTTTATACGAGGGCGGTACACAACAAAACCAACAACTTAATGATGAGTTGCGCCGCCGTGGAATTATGCCAGGCAGTGGCCCACAACTACCTTTAGCTCAAAGTGCCCCTGGCACTATGCCAATGGGAAATGCTGGTTTCTTCATGGGTCCACAATATGCTCAAATGCCAGCAGGTTTTACAAACAAAACCGTATCCTAATGAAAACAAAAAAATTAATTAAAAAAGCATTTGAAAACCCTGAACTTTTTAGTTCTGGCGAATTGATGTACTTTAATCTTTGGCTTTCTCAAAAGAAGCAAAAGAAATCTGCTAAGATCAGTAAAGGTAAAAGGGAAAATAGTTAATGGCTGTTGATGCTAAGTCCCGGTTAAAGGATATTATTGATTCCTATCTTGAAAAAGATGGGGGATCAGCAATTGACACTGGGATCGTAGCATCCCACCTGGCGCAGATGCGATTGTTTGGCATCCGTCAAGGTGTTGAGTTTTTTCCAGCGCAAGATAATTTTGGGAATCAACGTAAAGATTTTATTGATCGCGTAATTAAATACAACCAACTTGATACACGCCTTGATTCTATTTGGGACTATTTTCTTTGTGATGGACAAGGTCTCTATTACATACGTCCTACTAAAAATAACTATCGTCTTTATTATTTTCGTAAACATGAATACCGTACTTTCTACAATATTGACGGCGAGTTAGATGAAGTTGTAATCATCTACAGCTATAAAGTTCGTCAGGGCATGGGCTTTCAACAAGATATTGTAACCAGTAGCTTGTCTGGTCCAGCAACAATGGGTGGTCAAGGTGCCAAGCGTTATATTAGGCTTTCAATCAAACGTAAAACAATTGAAGAAACTCACTCGGAAGGTGAGATTTCATTTGATACAAACTATCAAGTAATACCTGGTAAGACCAAAACTTTTAAGAACACACTAGGGTTTATTCCTTGCGTTGAAATCTTTAACAATCCCAAAGGTTTTTCTACCGAAGGCGTTGGTGAGTTTGATGCGCTAGCAAATCATATTTGTACGCATGACGAAATTGTACGCACCATGCGTAAGAACGTGCAGTTCTTTGGTAATCCAACACTGCTTTCATCACGTCCCAAGACTGACCTGATGGAGTCAGGCGGTGACTCTGTTGTACAACGTCCGTCTATTGCGGCAAACTCAGGATTTGGCAGCATGGGATCACTAAGTCGATCTACTTTCAAGCAAGATCCTCTTAGTCGTGGAATGGATGGACAAATCCGTGTGCCACGCGTTATTGCAAACCTGGAGCCAAACGACCGTGTTGGTTACATTGTTCCAGATGCTATTACTGGAGATCAAAATAATTTTGCACGGCAATATCGAGAGGAGATTAGAACTGCACTTGGAGGCGTGGACGAACTTTCAATTTCTGCTGGTGTTACCGCAACAGAGTATAAATCACTGTTTGGCCGTGTATCAGCAACATCAAAGAAAAAATCAAATGCAATTTATACCTACGGCATTTGCAGGTGTTTAGAACTAATTATTTATCAGGAAGAGCGATTGTTCCGTGAGACGTTAGCTGCTGCAGCAGGCATTGAAAAACCCCTGGAACTACCTGAAACAGCAAGTCAGCAAGATATCAAGATGTATGAAGATGCCATGTCGATGTTTGAGGATCGTGTTAAGCAGTTGATGATGGCTTGCCTTAAAACACAACAAATTCCTCCTGGTGTTTTAGGTCTTATTCCCGATGGTGACGTTACGATGTTGTGGCGTTGGCTCGGCCCTGTTTACGAAGATTCAACACAAGATACGTTAAACAACTCCATTGTTGTACGAAATCTGCAAGAATTAGGTGTTGATAGCATT